ATTAAAAAAAGCTATATAAATGGAAATTAATTATTATAACTTTTTATTAAAAAATCAGTTATCTCCAAATCAACATTATATATTGCATTGTTTTAAGAATAATATTAGAACAGTGCTAATAAATAATATAGATTTAGATATGTCTATGTTAAAAGCAGCAGGTTTTTTAACAAATGATTTAAAACTTACTGAAAAAAGTGAGATTATGTTAGATAGTGTAGCTACATTATTTAAGAAAACACAAGGCAAGAATGTAATAGATTTGATGGGGGTTGATTATTTGACAAAAATAACACAGTATAGAAGTTTATTTCCTAAAAATAAAAAGTCTACACCTGCTGAAGTAAAAGTTAAGTTTGCCAAACTATTTTATGAAAATCCTCAAATTACATGGGATATTTTATTAAAAGGTACACAATTATATTTTTCTGAAGAAAGGGATGAGAAATATATATACAAAGCTTCTAATTTTATAATGGTTCAAAGAAATGGTATAAACACCTACCCTATACTAGAATATTATGAAAGAATTGAAGAAGGAGAAGATATACAAGAAAAAGCAGATGTAAATATGTATAAAATATATTAATGATGAGTATAGAACAAAATGCTAAAAAATGGAGACATATATCTGATATTAGAAATGAAACCCTAAGTTACATTAAGAAAAGAAGGTTAGGATTTATTAAATCAATAAGAAGTCCATGGGCTAAATTAAATAATGTATTAATGGATGGTTTAGAATGGGGTAGTGTATATATTATAGGGGGTAGACCGGGTTCTGGTAAGACAAGTGTTGTATCTCAAATAATTAACCAGGCCCATTTAAATAATCCAGGACAAGACTTTTGTGTATTAAATTTTCAATTTGAGATGGGTGATAGGGTAATAGGTGCTAGGGAACTTACTAAACCATTAGATATGGATATGAAAAAGTTATTTAGTGCACATCCTACAGATAAGTTAAATAATGTTGATTTAAGTAGAATAGAACAATTTTATACTAAAAGAATAAATGATCAGATATATTATGTAACAGAACCATTGACAGCTAAAGACTTTACTAAAGAAGTTTTAAAGTTTTATGCACATGTAAAAAAGCCTATAATAATAACAATAGATCATTCTGTGTTAGTAAAGAAAGGTATGGATGAAACAAGTCAAATGGAGACATTATATAATCTATCTTCAGAAATGGTTTATTTAAAGAAGAAAATACCAGACAGTATGTATATAGTTTTATCACAAATGAATAGAACCATAGAAGACCATACTAGAAGAATTTCAGGTACAGTTGGTAACTATCCTACATCATCAGATTTATTTGCAGCAGATGCTTTAATGCAAAATGCTGATGCTGTTATACTAATTAATAGACCAGATTTAATGGGAATTACAGAATATGGTCCTGAAAAAATTAAAGTTGAAGATGGTATGATAGTATTTCATCTTATTAAAAACAGGTTTGGAGAACAATGTATGTTATTCTTTGAACAAGATTTAAAATATTTTGAAATTAAAGAAGCAGTAACACCAATTAAAAACAAAATACAATTTAAAAAGATACCATAATGGCAAAATTAACAACAAAAAATACAGAAATGATTACAACAAAAAAATTAACAGCAGTTGATAGAAAGAAATTAATAGATGATATTATTAATTATCATGAACCAGCTTTTGAATTACTTGACATAGAACAAGCAACACAGTTTTATCCTAAAGTAAGTTTTATGTGGAGTGATGAACCTCATATTTCTTTGTTTAAAAAAGAAATATCTGAACCTTATTTTTATATAGAATTAGTTAATGAAGATTATACACCAAAAGATTCTAATAGAAGTTTGTACAGATTTAGAGGTAGTCCAGAATGTATTAACGAATATTTTGGAAAAAAAGAAGTAGGAAATTTTGGAGAATATTTCAGATATTTTGTACCTTTACAAGACTTTGAAAAAATAGACTTAAATAGTTTATTACAAACAAATACCAAAACTATAAATTCTTTGCAGGTTAAGCAACAACCGGTTATTTCAGAACCTTTGGTTTTTGAAGAAACTTATGACGACCAAGAAGAAACAGATGCATTGATGGCTAAATTAACAATTAGGGATCATGCAGCTATACAATGGAAATTGCCAGTTTCTAATAAAAAATGGCTTAATAATTTAATTAAACAAGTAAATAAAATATAAAATGGCAGAAGGCGTATTGATAGTTGGTGAATCAGGTTCAGGTAAATCAACTAGTATTGAATTATTAAATCCAAAAGAAACATTTATAATAAATGTTGCATCAAAACCTTTATCATTTAAAGGATGGAAAAAAAATTATGTGGAATGGACTAAAGATAATCCAACAGGTAATATGTTTAAGTCAGCTAATTCTAAAAGTATAGAAGCATGTTTAAAATATGTTTCTGAAAAAAGACCAGAAATAAAGAATATCATCATTGATGACTTTCAATATATTTCATCTTTTGAATTTTTTGAAAGAGCTGATGAAAAAGGATTTGAAAAATTTACACAAATAGGGGCTACATTAACTAGGTTATCTAAGTTACCTATGATTTTAAGAGATGATTTATTAATCTTCTTTATGAATCATATGGAAGAAGGTGTAGATATTGAAAACAGAAAAAGATTTAAAGCAAAAACAATTGGAAAATTAGTAGATGATAAATTAACTTTAGAGGGTTTATTTACCATAGTATTATTTTCAAAAGTAAAAAAAGATAAAGACGGTAACATAACGTATATATTTGAAACACAGAATTCAGGAGACAATACATGCAAATCCCCTAAAGGTATGTTTGAAACTCCAACAATTCCAAATGATTTAAACTTTGTAAAAGAAGCAATAATAAACTACGAAAATTAATTATTAACAACAAAAATTTAAAAAAAATGGCATTAAGCACAAAAAACATCAAAACAGGAGAATCAAAATTAAACAAAGCAATTACTCCAGGAAACACAGTAGGTAAGATTTATGACTTAGCTTTAAAACCAGGTTATAATCCAGAAAGTTATTATTTAGTTCTTATGGTTGAAACAGAACCTATAGAAAATTTTGAAGGTTTCTTTATTGATCCATCAAACCAATCAAAAGGTAGACACCAAGGTCAAGTGGGAAGAATTAGAAGTTCTCAATATGCATATGAAACAAAAGTATTACCTAGTGGTAATAAAGTAGATAGAGATGATAACATCTTAAAATTCTTAAAAACTATTGCTATTTGTCAAAATACAATAGATGCTTTAGATGAAGTTAATGCAGATACTATTGAAGAATTTGTAGAAAATGCAAAAAGAGTAGTTTGCAATGATACATATTTAAACTTTTGTGTTGGAGGTAAAGCATATACAAATAAAGAAGGTTATGTAGCATATGACTGTTTCTTACCAAAAATGGATAACAAAAAATATGCAATTTCTAATTCTCAAGATACAGTGTTAACATTCAATGAAAGCAAACATATTGTTGGAGAAGTTAAAAAACAAGCAGAATCAGTAGAATCATTTGAACCACAATCAAATGGTAGTGATTTTGATATGTTTTAATATTTAAATTTTACTTATAAATAAAAAGGAGCTAAATTGCTCCTTTTTATTTTATACCTATATACTAATATGCTTACTACAAAAAATGTAATTATTGATTATAAAGAAGTACCTGTAACATGGATTTTTGAAAATTATTGTAATTTAAATAATTCTTTAATTGGCCAAACTGAAAAAATAAAAAGTTTGTTTAATCCTAATGATAAAACACCTAGTATGTGTATATATTTTGATAATACTCAAAAATTATATAAATATAAAGATTTTTCCACTGGTAAATCTGGTAGTGCTATTAATTTGGTAATGGAATTATTTAAACTTTCTTATGTACCGGCAGCTAATAAAATTATAGAAGATTATAAAAACTATTTAAAGAACAATAAAGAATACAAACAACTTGAAGTTAAAGAATGTCCTAAGTTTAAAGTAGGAAATTATAAAATTAGATCTTGGAATAAATTAGATGCTGATTTTTGGTTAAGATATAATATTGGTACAAGCATCTTAAATAAGTATAATGTAAAACCTTTAGAAAATTATACACTAGAAAAAGATAATGAAGGTGTATTAGAAAGTATTACAATATCTAATGAATACAGTTATGGTTATTTTAGGGAAGATGGTAGTTTATATAAAATATATCAACCAAGAAGTAATAAGAAATTTTTAAAAATGGATTCTTATATACAAGGTTTAGATCAATTAGAAAATCATCATAACTTGTTGATTACCAGCAGTTTAAAAGATGTTATGTCTATTAAAAGTTTAAAATTAAATTTTGATTGTATAGCTCCTGACAGTGAGAACACAATGATTTCTAAAGAAATTATAACAGAGTTAATGGAAAAATATAAAAACATATCTGTTATGTTTGATAATGATGAAGCTGGTATAAAAGCTATGAAGAAATATAAAGAACTGTATAATTTTAATATATTCTTATTACCTTTAAGCAAAGATATAAGTGATAGTATAAAAGATTATGGTTTTAAAAAAGTATTTTATACTTTTGTTCCTCTAATAAATAAATCATTTGAAAATGGCAAAAGCTAAAAAATCAAAAGTTGTAAAAACAAGAAAAGGTGCTGCACCTAAAACTAGAAATTCTGGTACATTAACTGAATCAGCATTCTGGTCATTTATAAGATCAGCATTAAGACAAAAATCTAGATGGTGGAAACCTGTTACAGAATGTAAACAAAATGCTAGAAGAATATATGTAGGACCATTGAAAAGACAAAAATGGGAATTTCAATGTAACTATTGTAAAAAATGGTTTAAAGATAAAGATATAGCAGTTGATCACATTATACCTGCTGGTGCACTTAACTGTGCTAATGATCTTCCAGAATTTGTTGAAAGACTATTTTGTGAAGCTGGAGGATTACAAGTATTATGTGCTAATGG